AAGAGGAAGGAGAGGACGAGGAAGTCGCGATGGGCGACGAGGAAGGCGAGGGCGAAGAGGCCGCAGCTGCTCCTCCCGAAGGCGGCGAGGAGCCCATGGCCGAGGACGCCGTCTACGAGATCGACGAGAACATGCTTCGCCAGGAGCTTCTCCGTCTCCGTGAAGGCCGCAAGCGCCGTTCCAAGAAGGGCAATTCATCTCACAAGGCAGCTGCTGCTGCTTTCGGCGGTGGAATGCTCGAGGGCGATCCCCTCGATGTGAAGACACTACAGGGCGTCAACCAGCTCAAGAAGAAAGCTTTGAAAGAGGCGCACGAAAATCGTGCCCTAAAGACCCAGCTCAATGAATACAGGAGTGCAGTACAGACTCTCCGTGAGCAACTCAGTGACCTTAACTTGTTTAACGCTAAGCTTCTTTACGTCAACAAGATCCTCCAGAATAAAGACGTTACGCCAGCACAGAGGCGTTCGATGATTGAGGCTCTTGATGGTGCATCTAATCTCCGCGAAGCCAAGTTGCTCTACCAGAGCCTTGCATCCTCGATTGAGTCGAAGAACACTTCGGTCAACGAGTCTGTCAGGCACACCGCTGGCATGGCATCACGCCCCGTAACTTCCGCATCCGCTCGAATTGGCGCAGCGGGCGAAGTTGATCGTTGGGCACTCCTCGCCGGTATCAAGTAATCATTCGAATCTAGGAGTATTTCAAATGTCTAAGACATTCTCACTTAACCAGCTCACCGAGGGCATCAGCGATCGGAACATCACCGACGAGGGGCGTAAGCTCCTCGAGAAGTGGAACCGCACTGGCCTTCTCCGCGGCCTCGACGGTGTCAAGCGTGACACGATGGCTCGCCTCCTCGAGAACCAGGCTTCGCAGCTCCTCCGCGAGTTCAACAGCCTCGGCCAGGGTGGCGGTGGAGCGGCCTCGTCATCTGGCGACATCCGTGGCTTCACCAACATCGCCTTCCCCATCGTTCGTCGCGTGTTCGGCGGCCTTGTGGCCAACGAGCTCGTCTCGATCCAGCCCATGAGCCTCCCCTCCGGCCTGCTCTTCTTCCTTGACTACACCTACGGCTCGGACGTCGGTGGCGATGCTAATCTTGCTACGGGCGTCTCGACCTCCGGCGCAACATACAAGAGCGGCCAGTCGATCTACAACAACCCAACGGGTCGCGGTATCGTGAGCGGATCTCTTGCCACTGGCGGTCAGTACGACCTCATCGGCACGGGTTTCACCAAGGTTCACACATCGTCCCTCGCTGGCGGCGTTGCTGCCAAGGGTGCATTCCACACCGCAGGTGGCGGCAACTCTGTCACTCTCGTCGACGGCCAGAAGTGCTTTGCAACAGGAACAGACGGTCGTCTTCTCCAGTTTGACCCACAGGTAACCAGCATCATTGAGACCGACGCTACTGACGGTGCTCTTAACGGCCTTGGCCAGTTCCAGTTCCTTCTCCTCCCAGCTTCGTCGCTCGCAAACTGTGACTTCAATCAGGTCAAGGAGATTGCACTTCACTCTGCTCAGACTGTTACGAATCACGGCCTTGCAGTCCCAGGTGAGACATTCCAGGGCGGGCAGAACATCCTCAACATCCGTCGTCTGAACCAGTTCGGCTCATTCACGGGTGGCGTGTTCACACCCAACCCCCTCCTCTCACCCACTGACGGCAACGCTCACGTTCTCGTCGTAGTCTCTGGTGCGTATACACCTTCTGCAGCTACGCCTGCTCCATTCCTCACTGCATCGTACGCTAGAGTCGACGTCCTCGACCTCGGCTCCGCTGCTGACGGTGGATCAACGCTCGTCATCCCCTCGTTCGAGTCGAACTTCGCCACTCAGCCCGAGGTTGTCATCCCCGAGATCGACATCAAGATCGAGAGCATTCCTGTTACCGCCACGACCCGCAAGTTGCGCGCCAGGTGGTCACCAGAGCTCGCTCAGGACCTGAACGCCTACCACTCGATGGATGCGGAAGTTGAGCTCACCCAGATCCTCTCCGAGCAGATTGCTCTCGAGATCGACCGTGAGATCCTCAACGACCTCCTCACCCAGGCCAACGGCGCCAACTACTTCTGGTCGCGTGCTCCAGGACGCTTCCTCAACAAGACGAACGGCGCCGAGGTTTCTCGCTCCGACACCACGTTCCCCGGTCCCCAGTTCACCGGTACAGTTCGTGAATGGTACGAGACCCTAATCGAAACCGTGATCGACGTCGCCAACGAGATCCACAGGAAGACCCTCCGTGGCTCGGCGAACTTCATCGTGGTCTCCCCCGATGTGGCAACCGTCCTCGAGGCTTCGGTCATGTACAAGCCCAACTACAGCATCGACGGCCAGGGCCAGGTCGGTGGCTCCATGTCGATCGGTGCTTCACCCATCGGTACCCTGAGCAACCGCTTCACGGTCTACAAGGACCCCTACTTCCCACGTAACAAGATCCTGGTCGGTTACAAGGGTGGCAGCTACCTCGAGACCGGCTACGTCTACGCTCCTTACGTACCGCTGATCGTCACTCCCACCATCTTCGCCCCCGAGGACTTCACGCCTCGTAAGGGCGTGATGACCAGGTACGGCAAGAAGATGGTCCGTTCGGACTTCTACGGCACCGTGACCTGCCTCGATATGAACATCATCTGATGTTCTAGCCGATAAGGCACATGGCGGCCACCCTTCGGGGTGGCCGTTCTTGTATCTGCACCAGCTTCTGTTGGACTTCGTCATAACTGATGGGTGTAATGTCATCCCATTTTTTAATGTGATCTGATGAATCTGCAGTGTGTTCCGCCTATGTAATCCTAGGCCCAATCTAGTGATCACCTGATGCCGACAGGAGATTGGAAGCATTCGGAACATAGGAGGATCACATGCCAAGAACCGTAATCAGTGACGCGAAGGGTCTCGTCCAGTCTGCAGGAGCAGGCACAACAATTTCTAATGATGCAGTTTTTTCTGGTGCGGCGTCGATCGCAGGCGCTCTCTCGCTTGCTTCGACATTCGGCCTTACAGACGTTGGCGCAAAGACTGCCGGAGCTACTCAAACAGAGGCCGGAGCAACAGCAATTACTAATGTTGTTACTGTTGCAACAGTCGGCACAGGAAACGATGGCTTAAAGCTCCCCGCGGGTGTCGTTGGTGATGTAAGAATTATAAGCAATTTGAGCGCAGCTGCTGCAAAGGTCTATACTACTGGCACTGACAAGATCAATGGCACTGACCCAGACAGCTCAGGCAACTCGTCTGTCGTTATTGCATCAAAGACCACTATCTTCTTGTTTACGGGCTCAACAAGAGGTTGGGCGACCGTTATTAGCGCCTAATAGCTATTTTAAACTCAAGTAAAAAGTCCTAAACAGCTCTCAAGCGTCCTCAAAAGGGGCGCTTGATCTGTATTTGCTGCCTACTTAATTAGGAAAGCACGGCGAGGTGAATGTGTCCACATTTAGCACAACATTAAATCCAACACCATTTGGCGTATTTGACGCTGATGTCGTCTTTCAGGGCGAAGCTGATAAGATGATCACATTCGTGAAGCGCAAGATGGGCGACGATGTCCTATCAGTTGAGCTTACGAAGAAGATGATCTGGGGCAACTTTGAGGAAGCAGCGCTTGAGTACGGCGCGATCCTCAACCAGTACCAGGCCAAATCGCAGATGTTGACATACCTTGGCTTCACGACAGGCTCAGGCACAGAGGCGACCAACAAGCTGCCTCGCGACAGCCTCGAATACCTGTCCCGATTCGCCGAGCCTTACGCGACCGAGGCGGGAATCGGAGGCTCTTATAACCACTACTCTGGATCGATCACACTGGTCGGCGGCAAGCAAGACTACGACATCTACGATGACCTGCTTGACGTGACAGGCCAGCCCATGTTCCTATCATCATCCAACTCCCCACGGACCAAGATGAGGATCATGGAGGTGTTCCACTTCTCACCCCAGGCCGCCTATCGTTTCTTCGACACGACTTCCGCGATCAACTATCTCAACAACGCGTTCTCGTTCGAGTCATTCACGCCTGAGACGATCTTCTACGTCCTCCCCGTCTTTGAGGACGTCCTTCGAGCCGGCATGCTCGACCTGTCAAACCGTGTGAGGCGTTCAAACTACTCCTATCAGGTCATCGGCAGGAAGATCAGGATCTTCCCGGCACCTGTCAACCAGATTCCCAACAAGCTATGGATGCGGATCAGGTACTTCTCCAATCCGCTGAATCCCTCCTACGAGGACGGGACGATCGGTGGTGTCTCTAACCTGTCCAACATACCTTTCGGTAATATCACATTCTCTAGGGTCAACAGCATCGGCCAGCAATGGATCAGGCAGTACACGCTTGCGCTCTGCATGGAGCAGTTAGGCCTGATTCGCAGCAAGTTTGGCACTCTGCCCGTCCCGGGCGGTAACGTAACGCTAAACGGCAGTGATCTGACTTCTAAGGGCCGCGAGGATAAGAAGGAGCTCGTGACCAAGCTCCGTGAGATGCTGGACACGATGACATATGACAAGCTGATCGAGACATCAGCGACACGTGCTGAGAACCTTACAAAGCAACTATCAAAGATACCTGTGCCTAACGGCAGAGCTATCTTCATGGGATGAATCATGAGCAGATTATTTGTCACACCTAGAGAGATTAACTTCATAAATGACATTGCTAAAGAGCTTGTCAAGGATGTCATTGGCCAGAAGATCTACTATTTCTCGATCAACGAGATCAAGACAAAGGTGCACGATGTCTACGAGGAGTCACCCGACAAGAT